AACTACTCACGGAGACGGAGCTAAGTCGGATAAGTTACCTCAGTTAATGAGTATCGAGGCTAAGGAGTATTGGGTAGACTCTGACCACTACTATATTTATACTAAACATTTACATCATAAGGTTTCTAAGGACTTTATGAACGTAAACGTAGAAGTACTAAGAAGTCCTAGCGGTACTGACTCTTGGCATCATAGGAACGGATTCCAACACGCACCGAAGGCAGTAGAGGGATTCTTACATCACCCGAGTTACGGTCAGGTAGCGAGGTTAACTCATTTATTTTAATGGTTTACGAATACTTTATAAAAGAGAATCCTATAAGCCTTAACGACTGGTACGGTAGCCGACACTGGAGTATTAGGAAGAAACAGAAGGATACCTGGTTTAAGATATTTAAAGACGCTATAAGCGAGAATCCGCCGAGTAAGATCGTTAAATATAGATTAGAGTTAGCGGTTAATAGTAGGCACGACCCTAGTAATACGATAACCATTATTAAGATATTCGAGGATACTTTAAAAGAGTTAGGTTTTATTTTAGACGACGCTCCTAAATACTGTAGGGAGATTATCCTAAAACCGGACGAAAACTTACCTAAAAAGAGCTTTAAGCTTTATTTAGAGAAAATTAGTTAAAAATTATTTACCTAGTATAGAGGGAGTTACGAAAGTTTCTCCCTTTTTTATTAATTAATTAGTTAAAAAGTATAGATTTATTAACTTAAATAGTGTATCTTTACAGAAACGAAATAAAAACGAATATTATGGAAAAGCTTAGAAATCAAGGATTAACAGCAGGAGCGTATTACGTAAGACCTAATTTTATAGGTAAGAAGTATTTAACTCTTTCGGAGTTAGAATTAACTCAGGTTAAGAATCAGGTTATTAACGAGGTAAAGTCTTCGGAGTACGGAGAAAATAGTATTAGCGTTTACGTTAGTTTAGATAACTTAGATTTAGACTTAGTTTACGAGCTTAGACTACCTCACGTAGTTAAGGACGGTTTAACCTTAGACGCTCATTTAATAGAAATCGAAGTATTTAACGAAGAGGGAGATACTATCGAAATCGTTAACGAGGAAGAGATAGATACTATAACTATTAAACTTTGGTAAGATGAATATAGAGTTATTAGAATCGATAGAGATAGTAGAGAACTTACTACTATCCTATCAAGAAAAGATTAAGAAACTACCGGATAACGAGAAGTTACAGAAAGGTTTTAACGATCTTATTCAGGTTAGAGGTACTCTCTGGAATTTAGGAAAGGAGGTAAGTAATGAACGAAGCTAAGACTATAGAGAAATTAAACTCTTTCGGGTTAAAGCTTAGACCTCATAAGGACAAGTACGCTACTTACGACGCTTACGACTCTAACTATATCGTAGAAATTAAGAACGTAAGAAAGGATTACGGAAAGGATTTAATGTTAGCTGATAAGCTCTATAAGAACTATCAGAAAAGTCAGATATTTAAAAAGGACTTCCTTTACGCCGTAACGGTAGAAAGTAGCTTATACCTTTATAATATCTCTAAGTTAATTACGTCTATCGTAAAAACTCCTCCGGCTCCTTTAAAGATTCCGGTAACGACGGACTTCGAAAATAACGAGAAGATAATTAAATATTCCTACTTTTTAGATAGGAATTTAGCGAAGAAGATAGATCTTACCTTAGATACGGATTAAGAAAACATAATTTAAAACCATATAACGAATAGAAAATGAAAAGAAAAGAGATTACAGAGTTTAACGAGGCGTTCGGTTATCCAGCACCTTTAAAGCCTACTACGTTAGCTAACCACGGATTAAGAGGTAAGTTAATTATAGAGGAGCTTGAAGAGTATAGAGACGCTTGTAAGTCTAAGAATATAGTAGAGATAGCCGACGCTATCGGGGATATGCTTTACTTAGTCTTAGGAGCTGCAGTAGAACACGGAATAGAAATAGAACCAGTATTCGACGAAATTCATAGAAGTAATATGAGTAAGTTAGGAGATAACGGGTTACCTATTAGAAGAGAGGACGGTAAGGTATTAAAAGGACCAAACTACTTTAAGCCTAATATTAGTAAGACTTTAGTACATTCTATAAACTACGAGCCAGGTGTAGAGTACTCTCCGGATAAAAGCTTATGCGAGATAGACGTAGAGGTAGAGGAGTACGTTAGTAAAGTAGTAGATATAACGGCTAACTATTTTGACGTTACGGTTAACTCTTTAGCTGGACCGAAGAGAAAGCACCCTCTAACGATCGCTAGACATATTATCAGCTACTTATGCTATAAGAGGTACGTTTATTGGTCTGTATTCGGTAAGTATTTAAGTAATATTATCGATAGAGATAGGACTAGCTTTATCCACGGAAATAAATTCGTTAATGATACTATAGAGTATGACGAGAAAATAGAACTAGCAGTTAAGGATATTACCGAGAAACTAAAAAAAGAGTTAAGATAATGAGCGAGTGGAGTATATTAATAGCTTTATTTAGAGCTACTACACAGCAGAAGGGATTCTTACAAGGAGAGACTAAACAACACGCTAAGTTATTATTTAAACGCTGGGAGCGTGAAGGAGATAAGTTAGTAAACCTTATAGAGTCGATGTCTAACGAAGAGGAGTTAGAGAGAATAACGGAAGTAATAGAAAACGCAGTACACGAATTAAGAAAAGAGAGAGTATGAAACAGGTAACATTATTCGGGAACGAAGAAAGCGGAGACGAAAAGAGATATACTTCTAAGATAGGTGCTCCTATTTACGAACCTAAGTATAGAAAGCCTCACGAGTTAGAGTTATACGACGCTTCTAAAACGAGGAGACTAATTAACGAGATTAACGCCTCTAAGGTAACGGAAGATGAGAAAGCTTTTCTTATCGAGGCTGCAAGAAGGCATACGGTCTTTAATTACGAGAAGATCGCGGATTATTATGCTAAAGCTCCTAAAGAAGTCCAGGAGCTTATGGAGAAGTCCGCTCTAGTTATTATAGATTTCGAGAAAGCTATAGAATTAGGTTATATTAAACTTTCTAAAGATATTAGAAAACAATACTTAGAGGAGAATGCAGAGTAATTTAGATAACTTTTGCGTCTTTATCCTTACTCACGGAAGACCGGATAACGTTATAACTAAGACTTCTTTAGAGAAGTCCGGTTATACCGGTAAAGTCTTTTACGTAGTAGATAACGAGGATAAGACGATAGGAAAATATATCGAGAACTTCGGAGAAGAATCCGTTAAGGTATTCGATAAAAAGAGATTAGCGGACGAGGTAGACGAGGGTAATAACTTCGACGAGAGAAGGACGATTACTCACGCAAGAAATGCTTGTTTTGAAATAGCTAAAGATTTAGGTATAGAGTACTTCGTAGAGTTAGACGATGACTATACCGACTTCTTATTAAGATACGAGAAAGGTAAAAAGGTTAAAGATTTAGACAGAGTCTTCGATAGTTTTTTAGACTTCTATAAGAGTACTCCTACTACTACTATCGCTTTCTCTCAGGGAGGAGATCATATAGGAGGTTTCTCCGGTACTAAGATGAAGCGTAAAGCTATGAACTCTTTTATATGCTCTACTAAACGTCCTTTTAAGTTTATCGGAGCTATGAACGAAGACGTAAATACTTATACTACCTTATCCTCTCGAGGTAAATTATTCTTTACCTTTACGTCAGTACAATTAAATCAGAAACAGACGCAGAGTCAAGAGGGAGGGATTACGGATATGTATTTAAAATTCGGAACGTATTGTAAAGGGTTTACTACCGTATTAATGCACCCGTCGGGAGCTAAAGTATCGATGATGAATAGTAGGAATACGCCGAGAATACACCACGCTATATCTTGGAAGAATACTACTCCTATGATTATTAACGAAAAGTATAAAAAGTAATTATGAAAGATAGATTTATAAAATTATTAGATTCGGTAGGTTATCCCTACCGGTCTATTAACTCGGTAGATAAAAAAGAGTTAGTAGAAATTCATAGAGCTATATTTAAAAAGAGTAGTTCTTATTATTCGAGCCGTACCTGTAGCTCTTGTTACGTCTCTATGCTTAACGATCTCGTAATTAAGTACGGATTACCGAAGAGGATAGAAACGGCTACGGATTACGAAACGAGAAAGGCTATCTGTTTAGACTGCTCGGCTACGAAAGGACAAGATGGACCTATCTATACTTGCGGGTCTTTAGGTAAATCTACTAAGGGTAGGTATCCTACTTGCGGTTGTATTATTAACGTTAAAGCGAGGTTTAAGATATTCTCTTGCCCTCGAGGGAAATGGAGTTAATATTATGAGTAAGGATATTAAAGATTATTTCTCTATTAAAGAGTTAGTAGATAGAGAGGTATTTAACCGCTTCGGAGATACGGCGTGGAGATTCTTAGACCCTCTAACGTTAGAATGTTTATTTATTATACGTCATAACTTAAAGAAGTCTATTACCGTTAATAATTGGGCGTTCGGAGGAGACTTAGAACAGAGAGGATTAAGGCATAATAACCAGCCTATAGTTAAGGCTAAGAAAAAAGCTTATCTTTCGGCTCACTGTTTCGGTAAGGCTTACGACTTTAACGTATCCGGTATGGATTCTACCGAAGTTAGAGAATGGATAGTAGATAACGCGGATTTATTCCCTTGTCAGATTAGATTAGAAAGAAACTTTAGAGGAGAACCTATCTCCTGGGTGCATCTCGATACGATTCAGGACGAGACCAAGCCGAAAGTCTATCTTTTCGACGTATAAAACGTATATTAGAGTATGAAAAGTGATAATAATAGAAGAATAATAGCGGACTCTACGGAGTCGGAAAAGAGAGTTAATAAAGCGGTAGAGCTTTTATTAGAAGATAATACGAGTAGAGCCGAGTGGGTAATCTACTGTAAAGAGAATTATAATATAGAGTCGAGACAGTCGGATAAGTACTGGGCGAGAGCTAAAGAGATTATTAAAGAGAAGTATTCTAAGGATAGAGACGCGATCTTTGAGAGTCATCACGCTAGGCTTTTCGCTCTTTATAAGAAAGCCTTAAAGGACGACGAAAAAGAAGTTGCGAGGAAAGCTCTTGCGGATATGGCTAAACTTACCGGAGTTAACGAACCGGATAAAAAGGACGTAACGAGCGAAGGAGAAAGAATACAAATTAATATAGGAATCGAAGACGATGAGGAGTAAACTATTAGAAGAAAACCGAAGAAAGCGAAAAGAGTTAAGGACTAAGACGAACTTAATGCCGTTCGAAATTAGATATACTACATCCTTTAGGTATATGTACGGTAAATTTAGAAGGACTCGAACTTATGGAGAAGCTTAAACTAACTAAAAAGCAAGGGTTAGCTTATAAGTACTTAACCGATAAGGATACGGTAGAGATACTATACGGAGGTGCAGCCGGAGGAGGGAAGTCCTTCTTCGGCGTTCTCTGGATTATACATAACTGTTTTACCTATAAAGGCTCTCGCTGGCTTATCGGTCGTGCTAAGTTAGACGCTTTAAAGAAAACTACTCTTAACTCTTTCTTCGACGTAGCTACCTTATTAGGAGTTACTAACGAGTTTAGGTATAACGCTAACGAGAAAACTATAACCTTTAATAACGGTAGTCAGGTTATCTTAAAGGATTTATTTCATTATCCGTCAGACCCTAACTTTGATTCTCTCGGTTCATTAGAAATTACCGGAGCTTTTATCGATGAGTGTAATCAGGTAGTAGAGAAGGCTAAAAACGTAGTAATGTCGAGGATACGTTATAAGCTTACGGACTTCGATTTAACTCCTAAACTATTTATGACTTGTAACCCTGCTAAAGGTTGGGTATACGAATCTTTCTTTAAACCGGATAGAGAAGGGAGGTTACCGGAGCATAGAAAATTTATTCAGGCTTTATTAACGGATAATAAGCACTTACATAAGAGTTACGCCGAATCTCTAAGTAAATTAGACGAAGCGAGTAAGCAGAGGCTTTTATACGGTAACTGGGATTACTCCGACGATCTAGCTAAACTTTTCGCCTACGAGGATATTTTAGACGTATTTACTAACGACTTCGTAGAGGGAGGAGAGCGTTATATTACTTGCGACGTAGCTAGATACGGTAAGGATAAAACTATTATAGCCTTATGGAACGGCTGGAGACTCGAGAAAACTATTACCCTAGACTCTTCCGGAGTAGACGTAACCGCTTCTACGGTTCGTAAGTTAGCTACGGAAAATAGAATACCGATGTCTAAAGTTATAGCCGATGAAGACGGTGTAGGAGGTGGAGTCGTAGATATTCTACGCTGTAAAGGATTTGTAAATAACTCTTCTCCTCTAAAAGTAGACGGCGTTAAAGAAAACTTCGCTAATCTTAAAAGCCAGTGTTATTTTAAACTATCCGATAAGGTAAGGGATAGAGAGATATTTATTAAAGACCAGACTTTAAAAAGAGAGCTATCCGAAGAATTAGATATGATACGTCAGAAAGACTTCGATAAGGACGGAAAGAAAGCCGTAGAGGGAAAGGAAAACGTAAAGATACTATTAGGACGTTCTCCCGATATAGCCGATACGATTATGATGAGAGCTTACTTCGATTTAGTAGGAACTAAGTCCTGGTTAGACGATTTATATTAAGATAACGTAAAATTTATTTACCTAAGAATTAGCGAGTTAGAAATAATTCGCTTTTTTTCTGTTAAAAAGTTAGGATTTAAGAACACTATACTGTATCTTCGTAGAAACGAATAACAAAAACGAATATTATGAAAGTACAAGATTTAAGAAACGAATTAGCGAACGGAGTAACTAACTTCGCTTTTATTAAGAAAGACGGCAGCGTAAGAATCGCTAACGGAACTACTAACCTGGATTTAATCCCTACGGAGAACCACCCTAAAGGAACCGGTAAAGCTTCGGATAAAGTATTAGCTTACTTCGATACCGATAAGAACGCCTGGAGATGTTTATCGATTAATACCGAATTTATAACCGCTTAATCTTTTTTATTATGAGTAAATGGAATTTAGCTAAAAAGAAAACTTTTATACACTGTTTAAAGGTTAGAATTAAGAAGTACGGTTATTACTCTCAAGAAGTTTACGACTTAAATAACGAGGCTCAAGGAGATATTCCGTACCATATCTGGTTAAACTGGCATAACCAAGCAAGATTAGAACTTAGAGAAAATAAATAATAACCGCCTCTTCGGAGGCTTAAACTAAATACTATGACTTACGAAAAATTCTTTAATAACTTTAAAGTAGGAGACAAGGTTAAACTCCCTATCTTCGATGATAACCCTATTAACTGGGTAGAGATTATAAGCGTAGACGAGAAAAGAGGAACTTTCGAAGGTATCTCCGATAATAAGAATCAGTTCACCTGGGGAGTATTAGACGATTGGACTAAAGTAAATCTATAAATTATGACACGAATAAACGTAGCAGTAAAACCGATCGAGCTAAACGATAAGATGTTAATGGCTGAGCATAGAGAGATTAAGCGAATACCTAACTGTATTAAGAAAGGTCGTTATAGCCTTAACGGTATTCCTGATAAGTTCACTTTAGGAACCGGACACGTAAAGTTCTTTTATAACAAGTTAGAATACCTACACGATAGATATGTAGACCTTTATAACGAATGTATTAATAGAGGTTTTAACGTAACGAACTACGAAGATGCTTTTAACGATTTACCGAGCGAACTTTACAACTGGTATAACGAAACAGAACAAGACAGAAAGATAATTTTAGAACGTATTAACGAAAGACTAAAAAAATAGATTATTAACACAAGTTTGTCCCAAGTATATGAGATAAATGGGAATAACG